TAAGTTAACTATATTATATGTATTAAGATTTAGATTGTCAAAGTCAGAACTCATATTAACGGTAGTAACACTACCTTTTACTTGAAAAGTTCCTAAAAAATTAGCATAATCAAAGGCATCGGCCTGTACTGAATTAGGGTCGTAAGTGCTTTGAAGCATATTACCTGCACCATATCCAGCATCATTATTTAATTCACTAATATTGTCGCCAGGTTGTAAAGCACTGTCAGCTTTACTTTTTACATCGTCTAAATCAACCGCACTACTAACAGTAATCAAATCTGTTTTGTCTTCAATTCCTTTTACCCTACTTGCTAATTCATCTAATGCTTGTTGAACGTTTGCAGGTGTACCATCCCAATCGGTTGGAACGGTTAAAGTGTAATCTATATCACTTGCAATATTAGAACCCCCAACAATAACTAAAGTATTAGTATCATCATAAGCCTTTAATTTGTCGTCTAAACTATCTACAAAGAAGTCAAACCGACCTAATGTAGAACTTGCCAATGCTTGTGCTTGTGTTATTGCTATTTGACTTAAAATACTCATAGTCCGTTTTTAATTATTCCATTGTTTAAAAGTACACCATCATTTTGAATTATCCCATTATAAATAACTAATCTTCCACCGCTATCTATTGTCATTATTGCTCCAGGGTCTAAAATAAAACCACAAGCAATAAAATACTCAAAACAATCTTGAACAGTTATATTATCACCGTTCTTTAAATGGTATTTAATTCCGTTTGAATTACCACCCCCACCGCTTGAACTAATCTCTAAAGTACAATTATCTACTTTAGTTATGGTAATATTAGTTCCAGCTTGGAGAATTTTCTCCAAATCACAAGCATCAAAACTATCAAAATTATAATTCTTCATCTAAGTATAATCTTTATAGCTTAAAATTGCACTAATTGTTCCAGTTGTGTTACCGTTTGGCTCAATTCTTACTCTAAACCAGTTAGCCAAAAATTGCTTACTTCTTATATTAACTTCATTACTTGTAATCTCAAAAGTTCCAGTATCATCACATTTAAAAGGAAGAACACTCCAATCTGTTGGCTCTGGTAAACATTTGCCGCCGTTAAAACCTTCTTCAATAAATAACTGAGGTATTCCATCCAAGCCAACTGAATCAATTCTTAAAACCCATTCAGTATGCCTTTCTAAATTCTTTGCATCGCTTACTTGCTGAGTACTTGCATCAACACTATCTAACAATGTAAAGTTTCTCATATTCCAGAAGTATTTTCAATTAATTGTATGTTTTCTTCTGGGTAATCTTCAATATTATCGCAAATATACCACTGAATTGAATGGGAATTATCAACCGCTTGATTGTAAGCCTGTACAATATTCCCCATAAATTTAGAATTAACACCTAATTCTACGCTATTCGTTACAGTACCGCCAGCAGTATTTTCCGTTTGAGTTTCCCTTATGTAATGAAAATAAATAAATTGTATTAACATCTTTCTAACACCTTCACTAGAAACGACACAACCATTATTATCAATATCAAAAGGGTTAAATATATTTAAGAATCTTGCAGTTTGTGGAACTTGTGGGTCGGTTGCTGTTAAATCAGATATTAATAACGTGTATAATTCAGCACCTAATAACTTTACTAAATAATAATGCTCGTACTTTTCAATATAAAAATCTAATTGATCATAACACGTTTTAGAAACATTATATTCCCCTTTAAAATCTGTTTTAACAACTATACTCATTTATTTAAGTTTTGCAGCACCCTTATTAATTAAAATAATAGCCATTTCTTTAGTTACGTTATACTCTTTACCCTTTTGTAAATGTTTACCGTCTAAAGCAATGATATCTACTTTATCAGCTAATTTAGAAAGGTCTACTTTTTTTTTCGCTGGTTTCTTTTTAACTTCTTTGTTTTTTATTTCTTTTTTTTCCATAGTATTGGCTTTTACCTATAAAACCCCCCTACTTTCATAGGGAGGCCTTAACTAGGATATTAGTTATTAAGGAGTTTCTAATGCAGCTTTATCAGTTGCAAATACACCTGTAACGAATGCTGGTCTTCTGTTAGTTTTAACTAAACATAAACCTCTCCATTCTGCTAATACAGTAACTAAGTTTTTAGTGAAATCATCTGAATCACGCCCAATTTCAATACTCATTTCACCTTTATCGTAAACAGTTGCAGAAGCAAAGTTTCCGATTAAGTATTCACCATCAGTCACTAAAGTAGTTGGCACTAAAATAACACCATCTAAACTTAACTGTCCAGCAACCATTGAAAGTCTATCAATGTAACGTCTATCAGTTGTAGAAGTCTTAATTAACTTTAATTTTGTTATTGTATTAGGGTGAACAAAAGCGTAATCAGCATCATCTTGTTCAGCTACTTGGATTTGGTTCATTGCAACAGTTAAAACATCTGCCTCATTTGCATTATCAACAGTTCCAGCAAAAGAACCAGCAGCAAATGCAGTTGCAACAGTTTTAATTCCATTTAAGTTAGAACCTACGTTATCACCTTCGTAAACTTGTGATTCAACATCTTTCAATAACTCTCTCATTAACTCATTGTTAATTTCAGCAGTCATAAAAGAAATATCGTTAACCATTTCTTCAGATACTTTGATAAATGCAGTTCTTTTCTTAACAGATTCAGAGTTTACAACTAAATCAAAATCAATTTGATTTTTCAAATCACCTTCAGCAGTTCCACCAGCAGCACCATCTTTGTTTGCTTGTGATACCCAAGAAATAACATTAGATTCAGCAGTTCCACGAGTAACTACATCTAACATTCTAACTTTTCTTGAAGCAATTGAGTCCATTCCTGGAAGCCTTTGTTCAACTGGTACATTTCCACCACTTACATTTGATGAAATTAACATCGTTCCAGCAGCTTTGAAATTTAGCGTAGCACTTCTATTACCTTTGATTTTTGATAAAGATTCTTTATTTGCTTCTAATCCTTTTTGAACTGAATTTACAACACCTACACCATCAAGTTTTTCTTGTTCAGATAATTTCTTGATTTGTAAACCGTATTGTTTAATCGTTTCGTTTAAAGACTTCATTTGAAGTTTAGTATTTTCAGCGATTTCTTCTTTTAAAGATTTGATTGCCTCAACATTTTCTTCCTTTCCTTTTTCTACTAACTCAGTTAAAAGAGTAGCATTTTTTTCGTTGTACTCATTGTACAATCCAGCCATTTCTTCTGCTGATTTAGCAGAAAATTGCTCTTTGTTTATTCCTTTTTCATTAAGGAAACTTTCAAATTTGTTCATTTCTTTGGTTTTAAATTATTTTAATAGGTTTAAATAAAAATCCTTGTTTTCATTCGACTTAGGTTCTGGAGTTATTTTAATAGGCTCTTTTACTTTAAGTGAATTAATAACGTCATTATATTTGGTTTGGCATACTCTTAAATTCATTTCAATTGCTTCTAGTCTTTCATCCGTTCCCTTTCCGTTCTTTAAAGCATTGGTTAATCCGTTCATTTTCTTGTTTAACTTCTCTAAATAGTCCTCGCTATTTCCTTTTGATACACTGAACAACGGGGTTTCACTGTTAGCCCCAAATGTTACTGCTGAACCTTCCCACAAAATAACCTCTTTTAGTATTTGTGTTCCATCTTCTCTTACCTCAATTTTATCATTTATAGTTTGAAACCCTATACTATGTTCAGTAATAAGCCCATCTTGATAATCTAAAAAAGCATCATTACCCTTTGTTGAACGTGATAATTCCCCATAAGCTAATAAATAATCTGGTGTTTCTTCTAACTGTTTAAAAACACCTATTTGGTGTTCAAAGTCATGATACCTTAAAAACTTAATCTTTCTATTGCTTTGGCTTTCTGGACCTCTTTCTTGAATAGATTTAGTAAATGCACCCTTTACAATAATATCACCATCACTATCTACATTATTAAACTTTGATAAAGCGATTTTAACACGTCTACCAGCAGGATCAATATCCTTTACTTGTAAATCTATATTTTTGGTTTTAAATAGGTTCATTTATTTAAGTTTTTAAAGAGTTTATAATTTCATCACTCACTTGATAGTTTTCTTTGATTATTAAAATTTTACTTTCGTTATCAATTGGCATATTTAATACCACATTGATTCCATCCATAACAATCTTGTCCTTTTCAGCTTCTTGTTTTTTATCTTTCTGTAACGCCTCCACATAACTGAAATCTTTTCTCATTCTATAATCACCGTCTGGGTAATGGTTCTTAACAATATAATTATTATGTTTTGCTGCAACTTTACCTGCTAAAGGTATAATAGCATTTGTAAAAAGTGCTTTTTCTGCTTCTAATCTATTATTAAAGGTCTTATTTGCTGGGTCATTAAATAAAGAACTATCTAATCCAAATACATTACACATAGCTCTTAAACTAATTACCCCTTGTTCTATAAGTTGCAAGTCCGTTGCACTCATAGCCATTGGAATATACTTTATATTCTTATTCGTTACACCAACACCACCATATTTATCAGTTCCTGCAATACGTTTATTTAAACTCCTTTGCATTTTTATTGCTTCTGGTTTGGTCATCGGTCTATTTGATTGGTCGGTAATTAAACCAGCCATACCCCTATTCTGAAATAAGTGAGCAGCAGCATCCCATCTATCATTCCCCACTTGTACGACGTTTGCAGCAACTTGAAAAACTGATAAACCTTTATAACTGTCCTCAATACTTTGATAAGAAGGATTAAAGAACTTTACGTGTTCAAGTTCTTCTTGTGTATAAACACGTTTAGTCTTACCAATATCGAATTTATATTTAATATTTGGTAAAAAGAAATCTTGACTAGTTTGTATTTCGATATGATTACTTGGTAAAACGTCTAACTCAGCTATTTTACCGTTTAATGTTTCCCCAAAAAGATAAGAATTACCATTACATAAAAGATAAGTTAATAACATTTCGTCAATATCTGCGAATGTATAACCTTTATTTTGGTTTGGGTTTTCTAATAGTTCGTGAATTGTTGTATCTTCTACCTTTTCCCATTCGCCATCTATTTGCCTTTCGACAATCCAACCATAAGAAGAAAAAACATTTACAATCTTATTTACAACTGCATAAGCGTCAACATTCTGTTCGTAAGATTGCTCAATTAGGTTGCTTTGTGACGTATCAAATTTATCGAATAAACGTATTAAATCATTACGTTTGTCGAGCTTAAATACTCTTTTTAGTAAATTCATTTAGTTAAATTAGGGCCGAACTTAAACGACAATTAATTTATCCAACAAATATAGTTATTATTTTTTTAATAATTAAAAATATTTTTATACAAAAAACGCTTTTGTTTCTCCACTTATTTCATCATAAGCATATCTTGCTGCATCTATTGCGTGATTATGGTCGTCTACTGGTTTATTTATTTTGTCGTGCCAACGGTAATTGCTTAACTCTTTTTTAATGTTATTAGAATCAATATCTATTACAATTGTATAATCCTGCATTTGTGCTATTCCATTAAGTATTGAGTCCTTTCCTTTTATACATGGATACACTCTATGCCCTAATTCTTGTAGTTCAGCTATTAAACGTGGTTCTGCATTATCTGCAATTACAGTATCATTTGATTTTATTGTTCTTAAAAGCATTTCACTTATTTGTGCTGTACTCATTCCAGTTTCATAACAATATTCCTTTAAATAAATGTTCTTTTTGTCTTTAGCAACTTTTACTAATGTAGTAGGATCATTAACATATCCAAAATCCATTCCATAAACATAAGGCAAACTATTGTCAAATTCACCTATTCCCCAATTGTTAAATATAACCCCTACTGGTTTAGTTCTTTCTCCAGTACCATAAACGGACCACCAATAATCATTATTTTTCTTGCTTTCAATATCCCTTATTTGGTCTGGTGTTAAATACGGGTTGTCTTTATACGTTGTAATTAATGGTGGATATTGTTCTATGTATTTATCTAACCAGTGTTCAGTTGGCATAGCTGGATTATAATCCATTATGATTCTATGCCTTGTTCGTGGAAATAGTTGATCAATTGTTTCTTCATCTAATTGGTTACTTTCGTTTATCCATAAGAAATCTCTAGCTCTACCATGAATCTTTGCAGGATCATCAGCCCCATAATAATTAATTAGATTACCATTTAGATTGTAAATATGATCAGTTTTATTATGGTTTGAAGGGTGGTATAAATTATGATTAACTAATACTTGCTTAAAGTCTTTCCATACGGTAGATTTTAAAGCCGTAAAAGTATCCCTAACAATATCAATTTCTAAACCATTATAATTTTCGCATAACCAAATAAAAAAGTAAATAGTGCTAAATGTTTTTCCTGACCTTGTACCACCTTGTAATAGCGTTATTCTTTGTTTTGGTACTGTTTTTTTTAAGTATGTAAAATTCGGGTTTGCTTTACTCATTTAACCAATCTGGGAAGTTCTTATTGACATCCATTTTAATATCTTTAGTTTCCTTTGGTTTGCCTATGTAGTATTCAAATAGTAGTTTTAAATGCGGGAAACTATTTTTACTTTCTTTTGCTAGGTTTTCGTAATACTCTTCAAGGCTTCCATAGGTTTTTATAATTGCACTTTCGCACATTCTTTTTACCTTTTCTTCATCTTGTTTAGATTTCCTACCAGCCCCCTCTCTTTTACCTCCATTGTTTTTTCTTTTATCCATAATTGAAAAAAAATTGTTTATTCAATTAATAAAATTACTTAAAATTATACAACTAATAACGCCCGCGATTAAAACCCCTGTTAAAATTCCTATTATTCCTGCCCTTATAAGTTTTTTCATATCATAAATATGTTAAA